ATGAAGATTATAAATTTGTATAATAAATACGTAGATGAGGAAGAAGAGCACTTTATGGTCATCCGTATTAATAACGATATTTATGTGTTTTCCTCTGAAACTAAGCTTGGTCAAGAATAGGGGTTATTTACTATTTGTATTTAATAGACTAAGTAAACAGATGTATTTAAACGATGTAGTTACGTAACAGAGAAACACAAAAATAGAGAATGGGAAATTTGTTATAATGCCAAATGCATGGATGCATGAGACCATCATGAAAATAATTTTTACTACTATTTGTTACTAAAAGTTAAGGTCAAAATATATGCGCAATATTCAACAAGTTTTAGAGTGTTGGGGCGGTTGGGTTGATGATGCCACTGGTGTTAATTGGCCACCGATCGCTGCTGGATTTAAAGGTCTGATTGCGTCAACTCGTTCATTACGTCCTTCATGCTGTGATAACGATGGCTTGATCATTGATGCTTGTATCGCAAAGTTGCAGACGGTAGATAAATCTGAAGAAATTGAAGTTTTATTTATGTACTACGCTTTAAGGCTTTCCAAACGATCCATCGCGCGTTTAATTAAAGTACCTGATATTGAAGTCCGTTCCCGGTTGCAAAAGGGAGAAAGTTTTGTTCAGGGATGTTTGGCTATGCTTGATATTAAGTTAGAAATGGATGATGAAGTACAAAAACATAAAAAGCTTGCGCGTACGCAAAAAGCTATGGTAGTGTACTAATTAGTTAAAGTTGCGAATAAGCCCCGATAGAAATGAAATATAGAAATATCGGGGCTTTTTTCATTCGGATATTGCAGGTAATGAGGGAAATTAGGATTTAAGCCATTAAATTCGGTTTAAAAAATTCCTGTTATCCAATGAACTCTATTTAGTACGAGTGAACCTTAAGTATCTTCTATTGTACTCTGATAAATAAGTGAAAATTTAAATCATTATTGTCGAAGGCCGCACTGTGTTGCGGCCTTTTTCGTATTTGCCGTCGCGAATCGCTTACGCATATTTTTTACCTTTTTCGCGGTCGGTATCCCTATTAAATCAATCATAACTCGGTGTTGAGAACTAAGTTTCCATAAGAACTAGTCCTCAATGCAGGGCTTGGTTTACCCAAGCACAGGGTGAGTTATTGCTGTTTGATGGAGGTATTTTTGATGAGCAACGGTAGTGATAAAGCGGGTTGGTTAACACCTGTCACGTCTGGGCCTGAGTACGATGATGAGCTGGAGCACATACTGAGTCGTTGGCTGGGAGGTGTTTCTGGTTTGCCTGACGATAAAGTGCGTTCTCGATGGACATCAGCACAACTGCCCCAGTTACCGGCAGATGATGACGGGTGTGATTTTGACATAACGGATTTTATTGCGGATGCCTCGCCGGTTTTTGAGAACCAGACTGATGAAGGAACCAAGTTATGGCGTCATGAGGAGATTGTGTGCTTGATTTCCTTTTATGGCCCGAACAGCCAGCGGTACGGCGCCCGTTTTCGTGATGGAGTGGCGGTCAGTCAGAACAATGACGAATTGGAACGTTTCGGTCTTTCAGTCGACAAACTCAGCCGGCTGACTTCGTTACCGGAACTTATCAATAACCAGAGGGTGCGTCGTTATGACATGACGATCACCTTGCGGCGAAAAGTGGTGCGTGAATACGGTGTTAAATCACTGGTGGAAGCGCCTGTCAAATTCTTAGGAGATTAAATTATGCAGGGTTTACCTGTTTCAAACATTATCAATGTCACGTTGAATATGGCTCCTCATGCGGCTCAATCCCGGAACTTTGGTGCGTTACTGATCATTGGCGCAAGCAACGTGATCAACCCTCAAGAACGTTTACGCCGGTATTCGGATATCGATGGTGTCGGTGCTGATTTTGGACTGACTTCACCAGAATATCAGGCCGCGGCGCTTTATTATTCCCAGTCACCCCGTCCGGTTGATTTATATATTGGTCGGTGGGCTAAGGACAATGTGGTCTCCTCTTTACAAGGGGCAGTATTGACTAAACAGCAGCAAATTATTAGCAAATTTACTGCCGTCACCGAGGGTTCTTTTAAGTTGACGATTAACGGTAAAGAAACGGTATACAACGGCATCGATTTGAGTAAAGAGACCAATCTTAATGGCGTGGCCCAACGGATAGTGGATAAGTTAAAAGATTGTTCAGTCACATATGATAGTTCTTCTTCGCGTTTCGCTATTATGTCGAATTCTGTAGGGGCGGTTGGCTATGTTTCACCGGCAACGACGGGAACTTATATTGGTGATTTATTAAAGCTGGACGAAATATCGGGTGCTACTGCTATCGAATCTACCAAAGCAGAAACCATTGCCGAGGCGGTGGCAGCATTGGGATCGGTATCCAGTGGCTGGTATGGGTTGGTTATCGCTGATGACTCTCTGACGGATGAAGATATTCTCTCTGTTGCTGATTACATTGAATCCGCATCTGTTTCCCGTATCTATGGGCATACAGTGCAAAAAGCAGACGTATTGGATGCTGACGTTAAGACCGACATTGGTACAAAATTGAAAGGGAGGAACTATCAACGCACACTTTGGCAATATTCAACCGGTAAATCCTACACGGTTGCTTCGCTGTTGGGCCGTATGTTTACCGTCAATTTCAACGGCAATAACACCACCATAACCTTGAAATTTAAACAGGAACCCGCTGTAACCGCAGAAAACCTCACGGCAACGCAAGCCAATGCGTTGAAAAAGAAAAATGGCAACGTTTTTGTTAAATACAACAACGATACGGCCATTATTCAGGAAGGTGTCATGGCGAATGGGGATTTCATTGATGAGCGCCACGGTCTGGATTGGTTGCAGAACTACGTTCAGAATAATCTTTATAACCTGCTTTACACCAGTACTAGCAAGATCCCACAGACTGATGAAGGTGTGACACGGCTAATTACCAATGTTGAGCAGTCACTGGCTCAAGCGGCGACAAATGGATTAATCGCTCATGGTGTATGGGGCGGCGATCCGATTGGTGCGCTGGATACGGGTGCAACATTAACCAAAGGTTACTACGTCTACGCACCGCCAATTGCAACGCAGGCCCAGGCTGATCGGGAAGCTCGAAAAGCGCCGGTTATTCAGTGTGCAATCAAATTAGCAGGCGCTGTTCACTACGCTGATGTCATTATTAATGTAAACAGATAAGGGTTGAAAATGGCTACATATTCTTTTCTTGATGTTTCCGCTTCTATTACCGGAGTTGGCGGCTCTTTTGATCTTGGTAACGGTGCCGCGCTCTCGGATGAGGGGATTACAGTCACCATGTCGGAGAGTAAAAACACCATGACCACTGGCGCAGACGGAGAAGTCATGCATTCATTGCATGCAACCAAGTCTGGAACCATTACGGTTAATTTACTTAAGACCAGTCCGGTAAATGCTAAACTGAATGCGATGCTCAGTACGCAATCACTTTCATCAGCAGCATGGGGCAATAACGTGATTGTTATTCGAAATAAGCAAAGTAACGACATTGCTGTTGCACGTTCCGTCGCTTTTCAGAAACAGCCTGATTTGCAGAATAGCAAAGCTGGTAATACCGTTGCTTGGGTATTTGATTGTGGAAAAATCGACATCATGTTAGGCACATTCTAACCAGCTTACTTCACAACCATTTAAATCACCGTCAAATCTACCGGAGCATTTGTCCGCATTTTCAACATCGGACTTATGCTGCGGTAGTTTGAATGAGCTTGAGGATAAGTGATCATGGAATTTGAAATTGATGGCAAAAAATATCGCAGTGGTAAATTAAACGCTTTTCAGCAACAGGATTTAGCGGTGGCTTTAGCGCCGGCTATTCCGGCACTTGGGCTGCTGATGAAAAAGATCGTGACAGCTAAAAGTGATGATGGGATAGAGGGCTTTGAAGAAGTGCTCCCTTATTTGGTGGAATCCATCAGCGCATTAGGAAAATCCAACCGGCATGAAATTAATGATATTTGCTTATCCGTTGTTTCCCGTGAACAGAATGGTATCTGGAACCGGATTTATGAACCTGATGGGCAGGTATTGATGTTCGATGACATCAACGGCTTCGAACTGTTGAAAATTGTCGGTTTTATTATCCGAGACTCATTGGGAAATTTTTTTCCCGCCCCATTAGAGAGCGCAATGTAATCCCAGGACAAGCCAGTTTAAATTTTGAAACCCTCCCGAAAGGGCGTGATTATCTATTACGCCCGGTCATTGCGGGCATGTGCCGTTATGAATCGTTGAAAAACAGCGTCCTTGATCTGGCTGATATTGCATTGATGAACGATGCCCTTGATGTTAAATCGGAAAATGAGGCCATGATAGAGAGGTGGCGAAATGAGCAGTAATGCTGAAATAATTAAAGATTTCCTGGTATCACTTAAGTTTGATGTTGATGAAGTAGGGCAGCGTAAATTTATGGCTGTTACTGCCGAAATCACGTCTAGTATTCTCAAAATGAGGGCGGAAATTGAAGAAGCCACATTAGCGGTGGTTAATTTTATCGCTCAAGCCGCTAATGGGCTGGACAAACTTTGCGGACAGTTGCAAAAAACAGATGCAACAATTGAAAAAATTAAATCTATTAATAGTGGTGTCAGCCTAGTTGTGGGAAGCGTAGAGACATTTCTGCCGTGTATTGATGCTCAATCCCATGCTACAAATGGTCGCCATTTTAATACTGCTTCCTTGGCTGCATCGATGGGTGAGCAGTTATTAAAAGTAACAACGGATTGTGCTAATCAAAATATCGGCACACTTGATAGTGATGACATATTTAATGCCGTTGAGAAATTAGTCAAATGGTTAGACAAAGGAGAAATTTCTGCGAAAGGTTTATTGGCGACATTGAATGAATTGTGGAAATTTACAGGAAGAAAAATTGTTCTGGGAGTATTATTTGATTTTAATAGTCGATTAAATGCATTACAGGAAGAAGCAAAGAAAAATCACGAAACAATAGCTGAAACATTGTCACGGCGGAAAAGAGAATATGATGCAAATAAAAAACCACTTATAACATATGATCAACTTAATAATTGGATGTCAACACATGGGATTTATATTGCTTCTGACCTGACTCCATTTTTCAGCAAAGATAAATATGAAAAATACCAAGAACAAATTGATGATAAGAAAACGATAATCGACAAAGAACATAGCCAGAAAGTTGCTGATATTTCCAGTAAAGTATCAGAACGATCAAGTAAAACGAAGAAGAAACGAAAGAATAAGCAATTAAATAAAGATCATCTTAAGGCTGGCATTGTTGAGCATCACGATGCTCCTAAGGAGTTAAATACTCCAGTTAATCCGCCAACGAATATCTTTAATAGTGAGCTTACAGCCGCAAAGCTAAAAAGATTAAAGTCTTCGCGAGGAGTACGGAATAACAATCCATTAAATATGAACTTTGTACATCAGACAGGAGCGGTACCTGAAGATAACCCAAAACCCAGATTTGCTAAGTATCCAGATGCATTCAGTGGATTAAGGGCTACTGCTCACCAGTTGAGTCGTTATTTTCATGGTAAAACTACAGGAACAAAGCTACAGACTATTGCAAGTATTGTTCCGGTATGGGCACCAAAGAAAGATCATAATAAAACCAAACAGTACATTGCCAATGTATCTAAAATGATGGGAGTTTCTAAGGATACGGTCCTTGATCTCACTGATCCTGATGTGATGCAACGGCTGATTGATAGCATGATGATAGTGGAAAGTGGTGGTAATCCCTATTCACCAGAATTTATCAGGTCAGCGATTATGGCAGAGCTACAGCCAGCGAATAAACCGCCAAAGCGGGCTGGACATTTAAATCATGTGGTTCATTCTTTGCGAAATATGTCCATTGATCACCGAATGATCAATGGTGCGGTGACAAATATCAATAATATGGTGAATCATCAGGAATTTACTCCCGCTTTATTATATCGTGTGCCAATATCTGCCAGCAATAATATGCCGGGAATAGGAGAAGTAAATTATCATATTGAGATTAATGGCGTTGAATCTCCCAAAGAAACGGCGAGACTGACCGGAGAAACGATAGAACGCACTCACAGTATGCTCCTTCGAAATATGCAAACACAGGTGAGATAACAATGGATATATTATCAGTCATGTTTTCTCAGCAAAAGAGAAAAATAGGTGTCATTGTACCGAGTGTCATTATTTCAGAAACACATACGGATGTATCGAATATCACCGATCATCCGGTCCAGCAGGGGGTGACATTCAGTGATCATGCTTATGACAGCCCATCGGAAGTGAGAATGGATTTAGGTTTCGCCGGTGGTGGTTCGCTGCTTGATATTATTGATACAACAAAGGTATTTGATATTTCTACCGGGCTAAACCTTGGAACCAGCCCGCGCGATATATATCAACAGTTACTTGACCTAAGGGCATCACATAAACCGTTTGATGTCGTAACGGGAAAGCGCTTATATAAAAATATGTTGATTAAAGATATCAGTGTCACAACAGATAAAACCAGTGAAAATGTTTTATCGGTAGTTTTAAACCTACGTGAAATTGTTATTGTTGAAACGTCACCGAATAAGGCCGCGCCGGCGGAAAATATGAAAAATCCTGAAGATACAGCACCTGTAGTTAATATGGGCGCCAAAGTCACGGTGAAGCCATCAATGCCAAAAATTATTCTTGATTTTATTATAGAGCGAGGTAAAAAATGGCTAGGGTTGTAGAAATTCCTTTATCACCGCAAAATCAGCAATTCGATATTCAGCTAAATGGCATTAACTATAAAATGAGATTAATGTGGCGTGATATCGCGGGTTGGATTTTGGATATTATGACGCCGGACAGTGAATTTATTGTCACAGGTTTACCGTTGGTTTTTGGGGTTGACTTACTGGAACAATATCGTCATCTTGGTTTTAACGGCTCATTAATTTTTTATGGTGATATAAATCAGGAGAAACCTTTCAGGAATAATCTTGGTAAAGAGGACAGGTTATACTTTGTAATAAGTTAACTTGATGAGAGGAAGGGTAAGATATTCTGTAATAATTTATTACATACGCCGCTTAATTGCGGTTCTTTTATTTCTATTAATTAGGTGAATTATGTCAAAACAATGGATAAGAGAATGCCACCTTATCGTTGTAGACAAAGATGGCGAAAAAGTAAATTTATCAGATCTGAAAATCACATTTAACATTAGCAGAACGGAATCTTCCAATCCTGCTACTGGTATTTTTACTATATATAACCTCAATAACGAAACTAGTAATAAATTACGTAAAAATGAATTTAAAAAGATTAAATTTGTGGCGGGTTACAAGGAGAACTCAGGACAAATATTCTCAGGCCAAATTCAGTACACGTATGTAAAAAGAGACAACGCAACGGATACTTGTGTTGTAATTCATGCAGCGGACGGGGATGAAGCACACAATTATGCGACCGTGAATACCACCATTGCGGCTGGATATTCGCAAGCAGATTTAGATCATTTGCTAATGCGTGATATTGCCAAATATGGCATTACCGCCGGTCTACGCCCTGAATTCAGTAAATCAGCATCACCCAGGGGAAAAGTACTTTTTGGCATGCACCGCAATGAAGTTTCTAATCTGGCAAAACAATGTGATGCTAATTGGCGCTATGAAGATAACAAACTACACATTGTACCCAAAAATAAATACTTAACTGAAGCCATTGTCCTTACATCAAAAACAGGCCTTATCGGTATGCCTGAACAAACTATTGGCTCAGGTATTAACGTTACATGCTTAATTAATCCGAATATCCGCCCCGGGACATTAATCCGACTGGATAACCGTTCAATCAAACCGGTTGATCCGGCGACTAAACAAGCTGCTCAATCTGGTGATCATAAGGATGCAAAAGCACAACCGGCAATGTTGGATGCTGATGGTGATTACATTGTCTTCAATGTGGAGTATTCCGGCGATACCCGCGAAACAGAGTGGTACATGACAATAATGTGTATCGCCAAGAGCGATCATACTTTGCTGAATCAATCAACTCACAATAAGGATAAGGCAGAGAGCGAATGATAAATACTGACGAACGACTCAATAGACCTGAAGCGGTCTTTTTTGCTATGCAAGAAGTCATTAGCGCCGGATTGTATGTCTCCTTGCCTTGCATTATTCAATCATTTAATGCTGATGCGGTAACCATCACCGCGCAACCGGCCATCAGATGGAAAATCAGGCAAAAAGATGGGGAACTGGAATCGGTATCCTTACCGCTGTTAGTGGATGTGCCGGTTATATTCCCAAGGGGCGGTGGTGTGACATTAACCTTCCCGATAAAAGCCGGTGATGAATGCCTGGTCGTATTTGCTGATCGCTGCATTGATTATTGGTGGCAATCTGGCGGTGTGCAGGAGCCGGTCGATCCCCGGCAGCACAACCTGTCTGATGGATTTGCCATTATTGGCCCACAATCCCAGCAACAAAAAATATCGGGTATCAGCACAAACGCTGCTCAGTTGAGAAGTGATGATGGAGCGGCTTATATCGAACTCGATCCCAACAGCCATAACGTCACGATTATCACATCGGCAAAACTTATTGCGACAGCCAATGGCGGTACTGAAATCACTTCACCTGACATCTTCCTAAATGGCAACGTCACCATTAACGGCAATTTATCACAGGGCATGGGCGCTGGTGGTGGCACCGCAACCATGCAAGGCCCGGTCACGGTGAGTAATGATGTGACAGCGGCAGGGATTAGCCTTAAAAACCATGTACATAGTGGTGTGCAATCAGGTGGCGGTAAGACGGGGAAACCTCAATGAGATACAGAAGAGAAATTGACAACGACTATGTATTTGGTCGTGGAGAGGCGGGTTTTCTTATCAACTCACCGGAAGCGGTCGCACAGGCAGTGAAAACTCGCCTGATGTTGCGCAGTGGCGAATGGTTTCTTGATAACCGAGAGGGGACAGATTACGACGACGTGTTGGGTAAAGGCACATCGGGTTTTTATGACCTGATTATTAGACAGCGAATACTGCAAACGCCGGGTGTAGAGAGCATTACCCAATACCGTAGTGAAAGAAACCCGGAAACAAGAAAAATCACCATTACAGCCACGATTGACACGATTTATGGACAGACAGGAGTAACTGCTGATGTATGAAAGTATTATCAACACAATGTTACCTGCTATTGATAAAAATGGGATCAATGCTCCTGATTATCAAACCATCTTGAATAGCTGGAAGACGATATTCAGGGATATTTATGGGGACGATATTTACATTGAATCTGACAGTAAAGACGGTGTTTTTTTATCGCTAATAGCATACGTTATTCACGGTTGTAACAACGCAACCATTGCCTCCTATAACTCATTTAGCCCGGCAACCGCGGTGGGCGAAGGGCTTTCCCGCAATGTCAAAATCAACGGCATCACCAGAAAAAGCGCCAGTAACTCAACAGTGGATATTTTGGTTACTGGTCGAGCTGGCACCGTTATCCGTAACGCTTCTGTCCGGGATGATGCGGGAAACGCTTGGTCACTACCGGATGAAGTCATTATAGATACACACGGGCAGGCTATTGTGACCGCGATTTGTCAAAAATCGGGTGCAATCGGCGCATTACCTCACACGGTTAATCAAATTGCTACGCCAACATTGGGCTGGCAAACCGTGACGAACCCGGTTGCGGCTACACTTGGTCGGGGAATTGAAACCGATGTAGAACTGCGAATACGGCAAGCGGTTTCCGTTGCGCTGCCTTCGAGAACTATTATAGATGGACTGATGGGAGCAATTGCCAACCTGCATGGGGTTTCACGTTACCGGGGATATGACAACGACTCGGACAAAGCGGATGAAAATGGCATACCCGCTCATAGCATTGCACTTGTCATTGATGGTGGAGACTCGAAAGAGATTGCCCGGACTATCTTATTGAAAAAAACGCCGGGCATACCGACATTTGGCACCACCTCTGAAACGATTACCGATGATTATGGTAATAAAAAAACGATAAACTTCTATCGCCCTACACTGGTGCCAATTTACGTTGAAATACACATTAAACCCTTTATCGGATATACATCAGATATTGGCAATAATATTCGTAATGAAATGTCTAACTATATAAAATCCCTTTATATTGGTGATGGAGTATATGTGACTCGTTTATTTGTACCGGCAAATTTATGCAATAAAAACGGTGGACAGACATATGAAGTATTATCTGTGATAGTGGGAAAATCAGCATCGACATTAGGAGCGGAGAACATTAACATTGCTTTTAATGAAGCGCCGACATGTTCACCTGAAAATATTAAAATAATAACGGTGATCGAATGAACAAATATATGAAATTGATTCCTGCATATCACATGGAAGGTAAAAAATATGTCAGGATGCTTGAAGCTGTGACGGATATTTTCAACCAGAATGCGTTGACAACAGACTTACTGATTAGCAGTTTTGATCTTGATAAAGCGGTTGGCAAACAGCTTGATATTATTGGTGAATGGGTAGGAAGAAATCGAATGATTCAGACTCCGATTGATTCCTATTACTTCTCCTTTGATATTACTGACTTAGGATTTGATAGTGGCAGATGGAAAGGGCGGTTTGACAGTGATAAAAGTTATATCAACTTGGATGATGATAATTATCGCGTCGTCATCAAAGCTAAAATAGGCGCAAATAACTGGGATGGAACTGCCGAATCGTTTAATAACATCCTGAGTTTTATTCACTCAAATAATGGCCTGTCTGTATCTTTCGAAGACAACTTAGATATGTCATTTACCGTGACTGTTAAAGGTAAATCAATTAGTACTATTACTAAAGAAATCATCCATCAGGGTTATCTCTCACTTAAACCTATGGGGATAACGGTTAATTACCATATAGTGGAGGGTTAGAAATGGCTAAAAATGATTTTAAAGCATTTGCCATTGGTGAAAACGCGAATACTTTATCACAAGAAGAATATGAAAGTGCAGATTTTATTGAGGAGGGATTTAAATCAGGAATAGCGAGGAGTGAACGATTAAATAAAGTTTGGCGCCAATCTTCGGTTATTGCCGCGGTGATAGGGAAATACATTGCAGAAAAAACCGGTGAAGACGTTATGGATGATGGAGACCTGGAGAAACTCGTAGCGCAATTGGATTTAGCATTAAAACATAAAATTACTACAGAAATCCCTGATGCTTCATTGACGCAGAAAGGCATATCGCAACTCAACAGCGCGACAAATTCTGACAGAGAAGATCAAGCGGCGACGCCGAAAGCGGTTCACGATGTTAGAAAAATCGCTGAGAGCAAATTGAGTGGTGTTTCTGATGCCTCATTGACTCAGAAGGGCGTTGTACAACTGAGTAGTGCGACAAATAGCACAAGTGAAACCTTAGCGGCGACGCCAAAAGCAGTTAAGAATGCATACGATTTTGCAAATACGGCAAATGTAGCAGCTAAAAATGCTCATGATGAAGCGAACAGGGCTACAGATAATGCCAACAGCAGATTGGCAAAAAACCAAAATGGCGCAGATATCCCTAATAAAAGTGAGTTTATAAAAAACCTTGGTTTAGTGGAAACGGTGAATAAGGCAAATAATGCGGTATCTAAAACAGATGCAGATAGCACATATGCGCGGAAAAAATCACAAGATGAGTTTACATGCGGTAGTTTAAATGTTGTTGCTAATCATGAATATCCTGGAATCAAATTAGAAAAAAAAGATGGTAGATACGTTCAAATTTATGCAAATCCCGACGGGCAAGACCCATTAACAATCTCATATAGAGACAAAAACGGCGATACAATCTATTACGCAAGTGTACAGAAGAAATCCGGCATGTTAGCAATGCTAGATGATATCAACGTCCCCGTCGGCGTCCCGCTTCCGTATCCACATAGATATACCCCGGCTGGATACCTCACTTGCAACGGTCAATCATTCGATAAGTCTTTATACCCAATGCTAGCAGAAGCTTATCCTGCCGGTAGGGTACCCGATTTAAGGGGCGAGTTTATCCGGGGGTGGGATGATAGCCGAGGTGTTGATCCGGGTCGGGTGTGCGGGTCGTGTCAAGGTGACGCACTTCAAAACATTATTGGCGGTTTTACAATTCGTCGTCATCGAAGCTGGTCACAGCTAGAAAACGTAACTGGCTGTTTTGATAGAAAATTTAACTCGTCGTCGGGACTTGCTGTAAATCAATCAGCGGGGGAAACTGGTGCTGATAACGTAACATTTGACGCATCACGTGTCGTACGTACTGCAAACGAAACCCGTCCACGTAACATCGCATTTAATTACATAGTGAGAGCAGCATAATGACAGAACAAAAATATTCTTTAGAACACGAAACAGCCGTATTGGGTGAAGACGGATTAGCAATTCAAGCAGGCTGGATAAAGGTTTATCACTCGAATCAGATAACAAGAGAATTCACAGTCTCTGACATTGAATATGTCATGCTGGGTGTCAGTTTATCAGCGGGTGCCTATTCTGATGCGCCAGAACTGCCGACATCTCATGACGAAGCCGTTTGTCGCAGTGAAGACAGTAAGTGTTGGGAAATACTTACTGATTACCGTGGCAAAATAGCTTACGACACGTTAACGCAAGCACAGATTGAGATAACAGAAATTGGGGAATTACCCGCAACACTAACCTTCAAAAAACCCGATACGGATTATGATAAATGGGACGGTAAAGAGTGGATAGTTGATAAAGACCTTCTCAAATCTCATCAGATTAATGAAGCTAAGCAACAACAAGCAGCACTGTTACAACAAGCAAATGAAACGCTCTCATTGCTACAAGACTCTGTTGACTTAGAAGTCGCTACAGACTCAGAGAAAGCCGCTTTGCTGGAATGGAAGAAATACAGAGTATTGCTTACTCGTGTAGATATTCTGCAAGCACCTAATGTTCAGTGGCCGGAAATGCCGAAGTAAACGAAAGCCAGGTGATCGGCTTAATCATAGTACTTCACTGTTTAATTGTGTGATATTATGTTGCTCGCTACAACCAGACACTAACTGGCCTAAAAAACTATAATGATATGTGTTTTTGTTATCGGGCTGCATAAGCAGCCCTTATTGTTATCATTCTGGCATCTCAGGCCATTTAATATCGGGGACCAATGAAGTATCAACACGGTTCAACAATACCAGATACTTTTTCCATGCAAGCAACAGTGCCTGTTCTTCTTCTGAAGCCAATTCAGCATCAACGGCATATTGGAGCAATGTAATGGTTTCATTAGCTTGTGCACACAGTATGCCGCGTAGTTGTTCTGCCTGTTCAATTTCACTGTCCTTTATTGCCGCTTTGTCAGTTACCCACTTCGAGCCATCCCATCTATCAAAATGAGTCGCAGGTTGTTTGAATGTTAGAGTTCCGGGTAATTCACCCAAATCAGTAATTTCTTGCGGTAAGCGAGTTTGTGTATTGTAAGCTGTTTTTCCGCGGCAATCGGGTACAATTTCCCAGTGATTTCCGTCTGCTGTGCGCCTAACAGCCATAGAGTCAGATTTGGGCAGTGTTGGCGCATCTGTGTAGGAGCTCGCCGGTATGCCTACCCCCTTCATCAGATATTCTGGTGTCGAGCCAATAAATTCCCTTGAATGAGGTGCTGCATGGTAGATCGTCAACCAGCCCGCATTTTCTGCCAATCCATCTTTACCTAAGACTGCCGTTTCAGGTTCTAAAGAGTATTTTTGCTCTGTCATTATGCTGCCCTTACTATGTAGTTAAATGCAATATTGCGGGGACGGGTTTCGTTGCCGACAGCACCGCTATTTGTAAATCCTTGATAATCACTACCGTTATTTGTGAACGGTAAAGTTTGCTGTGCATCATCACGATACGAGCCAGGATGGCCGGCTAGATTTGTTACACCGAATGCTCCTTGCGCCCGACCACCGTGACCACCAACGTGCTGGTGCCACTGAACTTGTTGTGGTTGCCATGACAAAATCCCCCGACCACTGTCTACACCGCGCCCATCATCCCAACCACGAATAAATTCACTGCGCAAATCAGGAAGCACACCTGATGGATAAGCAGTGGCTAATTGTGGATATAGCGATTTATTAAATGATTGACCATTGCATGCAAGATAGCCAGCAGGCACATTCGGTAATGGCCACGGAATTGGAGCACCAACCGGAATATTATTTACAGCGAAAACATCATCAAGTGTTGCTAACGTGCCGTTTTTTTCTGGTGTTAATAGGGTATACCTGCGATTGACAGCTGCATCGTTAGCGTAAATTGTAAAACGACCACCCAGAGTTGCTTCAATTCCAATCAATTGTTTGTTTGCCGCTTCAAATTCGAGGTGCGGCCAATTTGAAGCATTATTGATTCTTAAGCTGCCTGTTTGAGCATTTAAAATACTCGAAATCGGTAAAGCACCCACATCTGCGGCAGAGGGTTTGTTTTTTGTGTTATAGTCCCTACGCCAGCCCGGAGCGTAAGCTCCTCCATGATTAATATACGTAAATTGTGCATTGGGGATGCCATTATTATCAGTAGTTGTTGGTGTTGTGACACGAATTGTTGTTATACCGTCTACACCCATGACTTCGATAACAGCACCGGCTAAACAGACATTACCGCAGCCTGTGTCATTGATTGTGCGATTTGAGGCGTATGACCAGGACCCTTTACACATCCAATATGGATAATTAAAGGCCCCTTGGCTTTTTAGCCATTGCAAAAACTCCTCTGTTGTCCATGTTCCCCCGCCGCCAATCGAAATAGCGCCACTATGCGCCCAGCATGCCCCCACATCCCCGGCATTCAAACTGACATCCCCGGTCAGTGCTTTGCCATTAATTTTCCGGCTGCCCGGCACGGCACTTTTCGCCAAATTGACGGTTTCTGATAAACCAATGTTTTCTGTAGCTCACTAACTGACAGCAAGCTTTGTCAAAGCAGCTTTTAAAAGTATTCAATGGGACCCGACATGTTAAAAATTGGGCAGATCTGAGTGTCAATAAATAATCAAAATGATAATTGAAAGAAAAACACCCTAACTATGAATGTATTATAAGCACCATTTGTCTAATAAATAGGCATGAAATTTGGCGTCATCTGCTTTATTTGCTCAGAGATTTCATCACAATGTATCCTAAGCAATAATTCTCTGAATTCTGGGTTTAGACCTACCGTAACACTATATTTTGCAGCACTATACATTAGTCAATCTCTCTCCTATCCATTGTTTTGATATAGTTCACTTAAGATAAATAAATTTGCTTTGTGTGCATGTGTGTATCTTAATGTTAGGTTAAGAAGATATATGAAATCGACTGAATTGATAAAGGGCTAATTACCTTTGGGGGTGAACTTAGAGGTAGTCATCCACAACTGGAAAAATATTCCCAGTTCTGTATCCTAAAAAAGATTTACCTATTGTCTATAAGACTTTGGAGGTCATCATGTTTTTCTCAGTAGGTGTTGAGTTGCCGAAAGATGAAAATACTGCGTATGGTCTGGTTATTCCTGCGTTGTGTACTGAAAATTATGGCTGTTTTTCTGCCGCTGATAATAAAGAAGACATCGCGATAATGGCGCGTGAGGCTATCTTGCTAACAGTAGAAGATATGGTCGCAAATAATAGAACAGTTGAACATATTCAGGATACTGGCTATCTGGTTTATGAGAAAAACACAGAATATCAATATGTTGATAGCTGGTTTGTTATTGATGTTGATTTGTCTGAATTTTCCGGAAAGCAGCAGCGTATTAATGTCTCACTGCCTGATACGCTCATTCAACGTATTGATAATCGTGTCAAAGAAAGTCCGGCACAATATCGAGACCGAAGCCACTTTTTAGCAGAAGCGGCGAGACATGAATTCAGCTAATACTAGCCGCACGGATACGCCTAGCGTTAAAAAAGCCTTTAATATTATTATTAGATAAAATCATAAAAACGGGAAAGTCATTAATAAATCTATACCCTATGGATTTCAAGATACCTCGAGACGGCAAGGGAGTGAATCCCCGGGAGCATAGCAAACTATGTGACCGGGGTGAGCGAGTGCAGCCAACAAAGAGGCAACTTGAAAGATAACGGGTATATAATTCGATTATAGTAATGAGGTTGATATCTCAATTGTTTCCGATATTGAATAACAAAGGAGCTTTAAAAGATAAGTTGAATGAAAGGACTGTTATGTAATTCATAGTTATACATATTTGATTGTATCTATAATTATGGACTGACTTTTTTTACCCATGAACGGATAAATACACGCCAAAATATCAAACGCAAGGCTGTTAAAAATTTGCGTTTTATTTTTTGTATATCTAACTCGTTTACTGTTGAATGTCCTTCATTTCCTATAGATGAGTTACAGGAATGTTCTGTGAGATTTATAACGGAAGGCACAACAGCTTTAAGTTTGATTACATTATTTTCTCTAAGTAATTTCCACTCGTTTGCCACTATCCATACAGGCCGTAAGAAGTCAAATAAACGTTTTGTGGCAGATTTGTTTATAAAATAACCATGAGTTAAAGCCGCATCTATACCCTTCATCTTTCAAGCTGCTGCTTTGTTGGCTACTTTCACTCACCCCAGTCACATAGTTATCTATGCTCCTGGGGATTCGTTCACTTGCCGCCTCGCTGCAACTCGAAATCTATTAGGTATATAACACTAACTAAATGGTAATCTTTGATGAGTGGTTTTTTGAAAGTATCTATGTACTCATTAACTTTGCTTAAAAAACATGTTGGTATGTGGGGTTTTTTATTGTCTATAGTTATTGAAAAATCCAATATTTCTCTAATATCTCTACCTATTTCAGCATCCTCCTCCATAATCAAAGCTAATTGTATATTTTCTTTAATCATTTTTTAGTAAATTTTTAAATGATTTAAAGAGCAACCTGGCTCACCCAAAGTCATTGCACTTTTATAAAAATCTGGGGAAAGTATTTTAATTTCATCTTGTGATAATTCTCGGCCATTTATAGCCTCAATGAATTCAACATTAAGCTCTAATTTTTCAGCTTGATATTGTATGGATTTTTTTCATTCTACATCGTTCTTTAGGTTAACGATAAATATTTTCATCAGAATTTTATTCTGAATAATTTTTTATTTTAATTAGTATTATAATTATATTATGTAATTGATTTCATATAATGAAAAATGATCCTGCTGTGTAAACTTTATTGGTGCAAAATATACCGATTATTTATACAGAAAATTCTGATGTTCTACAAATTTGGATTCGGATAGCCGTTTTTAATCTTGCAGCAATTATCAGTCTATAGGAAGCTATATTTCTAAATTGTGCTAAAATTAATGTCCGTTCTGGTATAACAGCAAAAATATAGCTTAAAAGCTATAAAAAGATGATGGAAGTGTGATGATACAGGACTGATTTATTAGTGAGGGATTAATAATGTTGCTAGATAGAGAACATTTTTCACAGTAAATCTTCACCTTAGTCATTAATTGATACAATTAATGAGGGAAAAGCAGTATAATACCTCATATCAATCAGATTGATAATCAATTAAATGTCTTTAAATTTGACAATTAGGAGCAGGAACACCGATGTTGGTTCAATTCACACATGTATTTATATCAGAGTATATATTCAGTATTGAAAGCTCTTTGTTGAATAAATCTAAAAGATTCCTGTAAGTAACTAGCGGATTGTACTATTATGAATAATGATATATTAGTTTCAATTATCATCCCGGCCTTTAATGTCGAAGATATTATAGAAAATGCTATTAATAGTGTTCTGAATCAGACATATAAAAACACTGAGATTATCATTATCAACGACGGATCGACTGATGGCACAATGGATACTCTTAACCGGCTGTCTGAACAATACTTTAATATTAAGGTGTTTTCTCAAGAAAACAGAGGGATTTCCGCAGCAAGAAACTTTGGCTTAAGTAAAGCCAAAGGAGATTACGTCATCTTCCTAGATAGTGATGACTCTTTTGAGCCGTCGTTTATTGAATCAGTATTGAGAAAAAATTGTGAAACAAAGAGTGATATTACTTTTTGTTTGTTCAAAAACGTTTATACAGGCAAAGAGATTTATTCTAAAGATTATCGAAATTTAAATAATCTAGCATTCAATTTTTTGAATTTTGATTATTTTGGCATTTGTTGCATGTTAATAAAACGCGAGTTCTTGCTAAAAAATAAAATTTGGTTTGATGAAAGCTTAATTGTAGGAGAAGATATTTCATTTATTTTGTTGTGTATCTGTAAGGCGAAATTTTCTTACATCCCAGAATATCTCTATAATTATATTTACCGAAATGATTCCATCATGAATAAGAAGTGGGATGTAAAGAATTATATAGATGAAATCCAAGCTTGGGATAAAATCTATCAAGATATGAACCTACAATACCACAAAAAAGATCGTGAAATCTTTATGAAAAAGGTTAAGTCAAAAGCCCTAAGCTTAAAAGGCCAGTTAATGTGGAAAATGCTAGCTTCCAAAAGGTTTGATGAACTTTCTTCTTTTTTATCCGATTTTTCTTATCAAAGACAAGATGCTGAATTTATCCGGAAGAAAAATAAATTTTTATTTAGGCTAAAAATAATTAACTCTAAAAGCAAAATAATTTGGTTGTTGGCTAATTTATTACTGACTAAAAGAAAAGACAGAATTTAATTTTTAGATAGTCATGAAAACAAAATCATAACCACCCGCACAGCGGGTGGTTTGCTCTAGCCCTATAAGGGCATGTTACCGACTGCGCCTAAATGACGCTGCTTTCTCTTCGTTCAAGCTAAGTGTCTTTGCTGCTTTGGCTTACCCCTTGAAGGGGTCGTTATACTCTCGTGTACTTAGTTTATCCTGAAGTAAATCTGACTTTTCTTGCTCTCTGATATATTTACGGATTGTCGCTTCATTCAACCCCACTGTGCTGACGTAGTAACCTTCCGACCAAAACTTCCGGTTGCCAAA